AAGGCTCAACGACTAAATGGAGGTGGGGTTGAGAAGATTAGCAATCTTCTGTGATACCTTAAGATATAGTCTAGTCCCTATCGAGAGATAGGGTTCGCAACGACCCAGCGAATCAATTGTTTCAGATGCAAGAGTACTCTTAAAATCTGACCTTAATCTTACTCTTAGTATTACCGGAGTGCCAGCAACTAAGCTCGCATTTCAATACGGCCTCACGGACTCCCTTAATTCATATCCGTTGCAATCACTTTTTACGACATCGTCCCTCACAATCAACAATGCAACATCATCAACCAACTATCAAGATGTATTGCCATTTATCAAACTTTTGGAAGATTGCAAAAATAGTGATAAAATGAACTCAACAGCACCAGATTACGTAAATGAATATTGGGGCTTATATTCTGATGCAGTATTGACCAACTCTAATCCAATGGCAAGTTATAACGAGGCATCATATGATAACGCAAGAATTCCAAATGGTGCATATCCAGCAACAATCACAGTACTTCATTATATCGCAGGTGTATATACAGACGCGAGTTTAGTTTCGACCGCTACAACTGACACTTGGACTATTTATATCACTTTTAAAGGTATTACTGAGCCATTCTTAGCACTTAGTCCATTTACTAATAAGGACTTTAACAAAGCCGGTTTGCTTGGAGTTAATAACTTGGCAATGACTTTGAATGTTGATTCAGCCTGCAGAAAGGTTTGGACCACTGGTAATACCGTAGTTAATGGTGCTGGAACTGGGCTTCAATCCTATATTACCAGTATCAGTCTTGGAAACCCAGCCAGTAATGGATTGGGATTCACTAATGCAAGATTGCTATTTAACTTTCTTACTCTATCTGATTTACAATATTCTAAAGTATCTACAAGAAGCGTGACAAATTATACAGACTATAGCCGTTATATCTCACCGGCAGCATCTTCTCCAGTTGTTGCCCCTTTGGGTTCTGGAAGTGTCTCCTTTCAAAATATTCAGCTCAATCAGATACCGAACCTGTTAGTATTTGGGCTTCGCGTTCCAGTTGAACAACAAACTTGGTCATATACTGACTCCTTTTTGACTATTAACAGTGTAAGCATCACTTTGAATAACCAGAGCGGGCTGATTGCAAGCGCGGACATCACCAATCTCTACAATTGTTCAATCGATTCCGGCAGTCATCAATCATTTTATTCATTTAGAGGACAGGCTAACTCAATTCAGAACGGCGTATCTGCTAACATTCCAACCCTTGGCTCAATGATGTGTATTAACCCCTCAAAATATCTATCTCTTAATCCGTTGTTGTCCAACTCAAGTATTGGACAGTTCAATCTTCAGATTACTATTACCTCTTTTACAAATCAATTTCCATTCTCTATTCAACCACAAGGTATTATAATGTGTGTTAATTCAGGATATTTCGTGACCGAAACTGGCTCCAGTAGTATCTTCACGGCAGTGTTGGACAGACAATTGGTTCTTGATACTAAACAACAAGAACATCACAGTGTAATTGATGAAGAACTATACAACAGAACAGTTGGAGGCAAAATGCACCACGGATTTGCTGGATTGAGTAAATTTTTCAGACACTCTAAGGCTCATATGATGGGACCACATCACCACGCTGTAATGGATGGCGAGGAAGGTGGCAGAAAACACCACAAGAAGGGCGCAATGTCTAAATCTAAACTTGCTAAACTTTTAAAGTAAGACACTTTTTTAAATATCATTTAATTAAAAAATTTAGAAATTATTTTTTTTTGTATAATATAATATAATCAATTGTAAATATTGCAATGACTGCGGTTCTATCAAATCAAAAAATAATCGATGAAATCAGAGATATTCAAGACAGTTATATCAAAACTCGTCCAAAGATGGAAATGAGTGTATTCAAGCCAACCAGATTTGGTGAGTATAATTTGGGCGATGAGAGGGGTGGTCGCCATCACCTCAATATGGCAATGAGACAAGGTTTAAGTATGATACACCCACTCGCCCCTGCCGCGGCTAATCTTTTTATTAAGAAGAGCCACGGCGGTATGATGGGAAGCGGTAGTCCAGCATTTCAAAAACACCCTTTATCTTACGGAAATATTAATGGAAATACTCTACATCCAGATCCTTTATTTTCTGGTGTTGTATATCAAAAATATAAGAATACTAAAGGTGGTGCCCTATTAGAAAAAAGTATGCCTCTTACTGGAGAGAGCGAAAGTGATACTGATAGTGGTAGTGAAAGTGATGAGGGTGGTGATATAATGAGTGAAAGCAGTGAAGGCGAATTTTCTTCTGATGAAGAGGGTGAACTTGGTGGTCGCAGAAAGCCTGCTTATAAGGTTGCTAATATGATCAACAAGAGAAAGATGGCACCGGCTAAAGGTGGCTCAAAAATTGGAGATATGGCTAAGCAAGCAGGGCAGGCAATTTATAAAGTAATTAATACTGCAGAGGCTAAGGGTTTGGCTGAGGGTGCTATCAAAACCGCTATAATGGGAGTTTTGACTGCCTATTTCGGACCGACTGGTACAACTGTTGGTGCTGTTGGCCTAAATGAAATAGATAAATTAAGAAAACAATTTGGTAATAAAGATAAAGGTCGTGGAATTGTTGATAATATTAAAGAAACGGCCTCAATGGTTAAAAGAAAGGCAAAACAGGCTAGTGATGCTATTTATAAAGCAGTTGTGAGTAAAGAGGCGCAAATGTTGGGGGCTGCCGGTTTGATGCTTTTAATTACCGGACTTATTGGAAAATATGGATTTGATAATAAAGAAAAAATAATGGATTATATGAGACCAAGAAGTCGAAGTATAGATGATAATGATATACAATACGCAACCCCACTTGAGAGTCGTCAAAAATTAGATTATATCACCCCGAATGATATTACACCAAAAGAAAAGGGTATTATTGATAATATTGTAGATAGTGTGGTAGATAAATCAATATCTGCAGTAGTTCGTAAAATAGCTAAGCCCAAAATTTCAGAAATTAATCAAGTTGCTAGCTTTGAGGGGCACAAACCACCAGCGGGCAGTATTCGAGAAAAAAAGAATAGGCCTACAATTAGTAGTGCCTTTAGATATATTAATGAGCAGGGACACAAACCACCAGCAGGGCGTGCTCGAGAAGAACAAGAAGAACGAGGAGAGGAAAGATACCCAGAGGAGATAATAGAAGAGCCCGAACAAGAAGAGCCCGAACAAGATGAGGACGACGAACTAATGAAATTACTTGAGGGCCTTGTAGGTGAAGGCTTAAAAAGAAAGGGTGGTAAAGTTGTAAAAAAATCAATTGTTCCATTAGTTGGAACTAAAAGAGGAAATAAGGCGAGGGGTGATATACTGGCTGAATTGATGAAGAAGAAAGGAATGAGTCTTGGTGAAGCCAGTCGATACATTAAGGAACACAAATTATATTAAAAATCTTAAATAATAATTTTAGAATTTATTTTTTTTATCTAAATATAATATATTAAAAATGGTAAAAAAACAACCCGTAAAAATTGTCGGCGGATATGTTGGAGAAAAAGAGATAAAATCTGCGGGAAATAAAATTTATAAACTTATACAATCCCCAGAGGCTCAAGATTTGGGAAAAGTCGCACTAACATCTTTAATCGCTTTAGCAATTGGCTCAACTATTAAAAAAGGTACAAGTAGTAGCCAAGTAGAAGTGCCACCAGCCGGTGCACCCCCACCCACAACTGAGAGGCAGCCAGATATATATGATACAAATCCACTTCTACACTTTACCGGATTAGGACTAAAGCGTCCAGCTATTAAATCAGTCGGTGGATATATTGGAGAAAAAGAGATAAAATCTGCGGGAAATAAAATTTATAAACTTATACATTCTCCAGAGGCTCAAGATTTGGGAAAAGTCGCACTAACATCTTTAATCGCTTTAGCAATTGGCTCAACTATTAAAAATAGTACAAGTAGTAGCCAAGTAGAAGCCCCACCACCAGCTGTCGCACCATCTGCGGCTGAGAGGCAACCAGATATATATGATACAAATCCACTGCTACACTTTACCGGATTAGGACTAAAGCGTCCAGCTATTAAATCAGTCAGTGAGAAGATTCACAATTTTATTAAGTCGCCAGAGGCTAAGGCATTATCACCAGCAAAATTAAAGGCTCAAATAATCAGGCATTTAAGTGGAGGTGGAATATTCGACAATATTAAAGAAACCGCGGCAACAGTTAAGAGGAAGGCAAAACAAGCGGGTGAGTCTATATATAAAGCAATTACAAGTAAAGAGGCTCAAATGTTGGGCGCCGCCGGTCTAGCCCTTTTAATTACTGGAATTCTTGGGAAATATGCATATGATAGGAGATTACCTATTAAGCAAAATAATCGTTTAACACTCACAGTAGATGAGGACGACGATACGCCAGCACTTACGAGACCAGAAAAATCTAATTTAAATCAACTTGCCGACAACCTTTATCAGCTTCAAGATGATATACATGCAAGGCTTGCTAGATCTGAGAAACTAAAGACATTTTACGATCCGAACGAATCAAGTAAAGATATTGCCGACAATTTAATAGACGACTTGCAAGATGTCGCCGATAAAATTAAAAGAGGGGAGCCGGTAGATGGCGGGCTTGGATTAAAAAAGAAATCCGCAATTAAATCAGCAAGTGAAAAAATTCACGATTTTATCAAGTCTCCAGAAGCGAAAAGTATGACAAAGACAAAATTAAAAAATAGAATAACTAAACATTTACAAGGTTGTGGTATTAAACAAAATTTAAAATCCGCTGGTGATAGTATTTATAAAATTGCAACAAGCCCCACTGCTCAAAATTTAGGAAAAGTCGCTCTTACACTTTTATTTGCTAAGGCTGTTGAAAAGGCAATTCCCGTCGCGTATGAGGCGAAAGAGGCACACGACAAAAATATAGCGGATAAAATACAAATGGATAAAGCAATTGTGAGAGCCAAGAACTTTGTGGCCGAATATGATAAAAATGAAAATAAGTCATTACTCAGTGGTAATACTAATTTTAGGGCTGATGGATTAATACCAAAGCCAGTAAATGACACAATCGAAAGGGTGGCAAATTCAATTACAGACAGTATTTTATATCTAAAAAAGCAAGCAATTGACAAAAGATATCTATTATTTTTGATTGCAAGCATGTTGGCAATTGGCGTTGGAGATGTTGCAATCAAAATTGCCAGTAAAGGCAACAAAGTCGGAGAACCTCGCGAAAGGATTACATACCACGACAATATGGACGAATTAGAGCGAGGCTCGGTGATGCACGGATATACCGCTACAAATACGAAGTCGGCTGGATTAAAGGCAAAGGGCGGAAATGTTGAAGAAGAAAAGAAGGAAAAGAAAGAGCAACAAACATTTTATAATAAATATATAAAACCAGCATCCGATACTATATACGAAATATTAGTATCTAATGAGGGTAGATATGTAATCAAGGAAACAATTGTCGCACTAATGAAATTATATCTATCAAAAACGCCACTCACTGTTGATTTATCAAAATTAATATTTAAGGAAAAAGCAGCAGGGCTAATGAATAAAGGCGGCAAATATTCAGCAGGTGATTTAAAAGATATTAAAAAGATGGCATCCGACAAAGTCGCAAGTATTAAATCCCAATTAAATAAAATATACAAGGATATTACATCCGAAAAAGGCAAAAAAATAACACAGGCGACACTATTAACGGTGGCGGGCTTATTATCTTTATATTATCTTAGTGGCGAAAAAGATTCCGCAAAAGAAATGGATGATAAAATGCTTAAATACGCGTACGAAGATTATTCTCAATACGATTGGCCAAATGCAAAAAAAAATGTAAAAGATGCAGTCGAAAAGGCGCTCAAAAAGAAAGATGATGGGCACATATATACTGATATGGATGACTACGTTTAATGAGCCACCCTTTCACGTATTTTAAGTTTGTGTCCATTATAAAAATCACCCATACGCTCCATATAATACCAGTGGCGATTAAGATCTCGCACACTATCATCCATATTTTCTTTATTCCACAAAATAAATGCGGATAATACACTTGGAGAAGGTATCATATTTTGGATTAGTTCGCGCTCTTTAATATTACCAATATGGCGCCTCCAGTAGGCATTTCTTTTTGCTGCATCTTTGTGGTCAATATAGGTTTGACCATCTTTTAATCCGAAATTTATTTTTTTTCCATCTTCAAATACTGCCCGAAATCTCTTATTTTGTCTTGGACTCGGTTCTATACTTATTATTTTTGGCATCTATTTCTTTTGTCAATCGATTGAATTCTTTTCTCTCGTAGTATATAGTAAAGCACGCGTAAGAAATTAGGCCAGATGCAAATCCCAAATATTGTTTCATTCAAGCCTTTTAAAAAAAGGCTTCACCCAAAATTTTCTTTGTCTCCTTTCTTTTGAAAAAAGAAAGAGTTATATCTAACAAAATATATTTTAATAATTTTTTATTAAAGTCAAATGCTCAATTGGTATATAAATATGTTCTTTTTCGTCCCAATCAAGCCCAGCCCTTGAGAATTGCTTTTTTTCGAACGATGCAAATAATGGAGGGTTGTTCTCACAGAAATACAGACCATCGGTAAAAGAGAATAATAGGATTAGTCTCTTATCTTCGGATGATGTCAGCTTATTACAAGTAATCATTGTAGTTGGATATTTGGCGAATGTATTTGTTCTACTCTTTAATTCGAAATTACAATCTGTAGATGTAAAATCATACTTGCAATATTGCCCCTCAGTTGGGCGGATTGCATCATCCGCAAAGAATTCGCGTATTAGAGGCAGCACAATCACCTCTTGCTTTTTGCCGAATTGATAAGACTTTTTCCAATGAACCATTTTAAAAAATCTAATTTAGATATTTTTTATTATATAAAATAAATTATTAAAAAAATAAATAATTAAATATATAACAAAAAATAAAATGGCAAAGGCTTATATGGTAAGTAGTGAAGACCTTAAAAGTATTTTAGGCCAAGATTTAAAAATAATCAGATTTCAGGAGTTGGGAAACTATTCAGATATAAAACAACTATTACCTAAGAAGCGAGATTATTGCGTCATATTCTATCAGGACGACAAACAAGGCGACACTAATATTGGACACTGGACCTGCTTACTTAGATATGGCGACTATTACGAATTTTTCGACCCCTACGGTCTTCCGCAGTCAAAAGAATTAAGTTATATAGCCGCAAGTAAGCGGGCTTTATATGGTGAGTCATTTGATTATTTAACTAATCTATTAAAGCCCACAGTGCATTCATATAACCATTACGACTATCAGGCTTGGAGCCCTGGGGTTAGCACCTGCGGGCGGTGGTCAATTTTACGGATATATGCTTTTAAAAATGGAGTTGTAGATAGTGAGGGGTTTCACAAATTAATGACATCTAAAATGCGCGGGGGTCGTTTTAAAACCTTTGATGATATTGCTGTCCATTATACAAGTTAATATAAATAATAAATATTTAATATTTTATATCTATATAATATATAAGTTATATATTTGCACAAATTTAATCTTAAAGTTTGCGGAAAATGGAAGAAGGTGCCGGAAGAAAACGAGAAACAACCGAATCGACTAAAAACATATATAAGAATAATATAATTCGACTCAACAATGGGGCGGAAATTAAATATAATAAAAATGGAGAACCAAATTTAGATTTTTTAAAAAATACTGAAGAGGTATTGGGAAAAATATCCCATTTGAAACCAAATAGCCAGCGCACTTATTTGATTTCAATAGTAAGCACTCTGACCGGATTAAAAAAGTATGAGAAAGTAAGGGCCATTTACTACGATATGATGCAAAATTATAACAAAGAGCTAAAACAAAATAATACTAAGAGTGATACTCAAAAGGAAAATTGGATTCCTCAATCTGAAGTAATGGAAGTTTATACAGCTTTAAGCGAGAAGGCGTTGCCCCTATTAAGCCTAAAGAAAGTTAATGCTAATCAGTGGGACGAAATACTTTCATTTGTAGTATTGTCTCTATACTGTTTGCAACCACCTCGTAGAAATAAAGACTACCAAATGATGGTCGTAATTAAGTCCCCCAAAGATTTAGGTGAGAATTATAAAGATTTTAACTATTACAGTATAGCAAATCCACCACAATTTTTATTTTACAACTATAAGACTAAGGGAACATACAATTTACAGGAAGTGCCCGTATCACCAGAATTAAAAAATATATTAGCGGCCTATTTGAAACTACATCCTTGTAAGAAAGAAAAGAATTTCTTCTTATTAGTAGATTCTAAGGGACAGCCTCTTCAACAAGTAAATGCAATTACAAGAATTTTAAATTCGGTATTTGGTAAGAAAATTGGAGTATCGATGTTGAGGAATATATATTTAACAGATAAGTTTAAGGCCCCAGTAAATGAACTACAGAATACGGCAAATGCAATGGGAACGAGTAGCGCCACAGTGCAATCTAATTATATAAAAAATGATTAAAAAATATTCTTTATTATATAACTTCTTTTTTTGAATGTCAAAAGAACCAATTGGAAAAAACAGTATTAAGCCCAGGGCAAACCTGGGGATGACACAATGGCGGATTCAGTCAGTATTAGTCCCAAAGGCGACATTCTCAAAGACTGAGGCAATCAAATATGTAAAAGAACATTTTCACTATTTAAAGATAGATTCTAAGCCTCCGAATTTTTATCGCTTTCGTCAAATTGACCCTGTTAAGGGTTCGCAGTATATTACAAAAAAATTAGATAATGGAGTTGAGCTAGTAATCGAGAAACCACCCTCGGAGAGGACAGCCGGCGGAAGCTTACCAATAGGCACTATATATAAAGTTGTCAAAAACGGATATTCTATAGCAAAGCGAAATAATATAGATTTTAAAGATATTGGGGATTTTACTTTAGAATATTCAACTCAAGAAGTTCAGGTATATAAAAGTGAATCAAGAAAGCAAATAATTGTCAATTATACCGGAACATATAGTTTAATCGATTGGCTGAATGTCTTAGCTTATTATTTGCGGATATATCGCTTCACCTACAGATATAAAAGAGCAAAAGATGAATTTCTTAAAATTTTAACTAAATACCCTAATTATCAAATTACTATTGTGGCACACTCACAATCGGCTGTTATTTCAAGAGAATTTTTAAAAGAATATTCGGATGTATTTGAAATTATCAATATAAATCCAGCATCTTATACGGGATATCAACCATTAAGGAGTGAATATACAATTTATTCAAGTAGAGATATTCCAGCATCTTACTC